AACATGAACAAGATCGTCATTACTGTCGTAGACAGATACATGCACAAGTTTCTCACCTAGATCATGGTTGATTGTTTTAGCTGTGTTTGCATCCAATGTCTGATTGGTAAAAGTTGCGCGGAAAAATCCATTGTCAACATTGATCTGGCCGTTTGAGTTATCGTATTGTAGACCGCTACCGGTAGGAGCTGATATTGATTGTCTAGCAAGAGCATCAGTATACTGTGTGAGAGAGGTTGAAATAACACCAGTAGAAGAATCGTAACTAATATTACCAGTTGCACTTATAGCAGCTCTAGCATTTGAATCTGCATACTGGGTGATACTACAAGCAAATTGACCGGTAGAAGAATTATAGGTTAATCCTGTCCCTGCCGACAAAGCAGATCTAGCATTTGCATCAGTGTATTGTGTAATGCTACAAGAGATTTGACCTGTAGAATTATTGTAGGAAATACCAGCACCACCAGAAAGAGAAGCACGGGCATTTGAATCTGTATACTGTGTGATTGTACTAGAAATTGTTCCGTTTGCTGCAATACTTATTCCTGAACCCGCCGATAACTTTGCAACGATCTCAGCAGCAGTCAATCCAGACTCTACTTCCGTGTAATTGTTTGATGCTGATCCATCAGCACCGGATACAATATAGGTTTCTGCTCCACCTGTTGCATTTGTCAAAACTAAGAAGTCGCCTTTTTTAAGAGATGCGGCCGTAGATGATTCATTGCTAATAAAGTTTGCGAGTGATGTTTGAGAGTTGTCAACATGAACATCAGAGATCAAAAGCGATGATACGGATAACTCACCACCTGACACGGATAGATAAGATGATGATCCAGAAGCGATCGAGGAAATGAAAGAAAGACCTGATACATCTTGTTTACGGACTAGATCATTATTGTCACTAGGAGCAGTGTCAGACTGTACTTGTCCTTTAAAGACGTATGTGGGTGAATAGTTATTGAATGGCATAGTAATATCCTTTTTGTTAGGGTTGAAAAGACATTACCATTTTATCGTATAATCACCGTACCGGACAAAGAATCTGAAAAATTTATCAATATTTGACTGCTTGAAGCATGTTGAACCTCAGCATGTACGAGATAACCGGATGAATCTATAATTATCACTGTCGGTATATTTTCAAAGTCATGTGTTATTGTAAGTGAGGTTTGATCTGTAAATGTTACCTCTTTGATCGTACCATCAGAAGAACCGCCACCGCTTGATCCTGTCCCACCGCTTCTATTAAATGCGTTTCCTATAGCCATGTTTACCTCTTGCCATCGTTATAGGTTATGACTATCTGATCAATCGTTAGAGTTCCTTGATTTGTCTTTACATGAGCATATACTGTATCTGCAGTATCTAAGGATATAATACCATCTATTCTAATGATTCCTGTTGAGGAATTTGTATCTGTTAAGCCTCTTTGAAGATCTGTCACTGTATCAGTAAGGACCATTTGATCACCGGCTGAATCTTCAGAAATACAGACTGTTATTTGAGATGGATTATTAGAATGAGAAGCATTTGAGCATTGTATATTTATCAAAGATACATGAGCGATAAATCGAGCTGTTCTAGGTGTATATCCTAGATCAATCTCAATCTTCTTTTCTATATCGTATGTATTGCCTATACCTGATACCGATCCTGTAGATCTCGCGTCGCTCATTCCCATATCTCAATCCTGTTCTTCTGAGTATTATATAACAATATATTGCAGACTACAAAAACTGACAACAAAAAGAAAAATACCCCGTAGGAAGACCGAAAACCCACGAGGCACATGACGAACTGATTTATAATAACATAATCAAATAATTACGCAAAAGAAAAAAACCTCCCAAAGGAGTAGGAGGAAAAACCAAGAACAGAAAAGTTTTTTTTAGGGGAGCAATCCATTAATCCCATTGAGCATTAACTGGTTTTGTTTGTTCTAGATTTATTTGATCATCATCCTCAAGTTTACCCAATTCTGTTTTGATGTTGTGAAATAGTTTTGTAAGTTGTTCTATAATTTCGTTAAGAGAAAAACGAGCATTAATAATGTGAATACTCAAAGCGAATAATATACCGTTTGCTATTGCGTTGTCAGAATGACCTTTTGATTGTAACTCGTAGATTACATTATTCAACTCTAGAGCACATGCACGATTTTCAGTTTCATTTTTCATGTTTCTTCTCCAGAATCTTTTCTATATGTTCTAGTCTCCTTGCTATATCTTTTTCAATATCGTCTCTTTCCTTCTGGACTTTTTCAACAACTGCGATCCATCTGTTCCTAATTTGCTCCTCTTTTTCTTCTTTTTGTTGAAGAAGCATTTCTATCTTCTTTTGACTTTGCGAGTTTGAATAAATAGCATACAAAGCCAATAAGCCTATTGGACCAGCATTCAAAAGAATATCATACATCATTTCCATCATCGTAATTCCTTCTTAATCTCTGCTATATCCTCACCTATTTTATCGATCTTCTGTGATAGATTTGTAAGGGTTGTCCTGTACAACTCCCGATCTTCTTTGTTGTCTCTATACAGCCTTTCCATGTATTGTTTCTGTGACTGCATAAGGTTCCACAAAACAACACAGGCAAGGCACAAAGCGCCAAACTGACCCGTAACAGCATTTAATAGAGTTGAGATATCCATGCCTCTATTATAATTGATCCTCGGCAAGATTTAAGATCTCAGGTATAGATTTTTTCAATATTTGACCTACTATTTCTATCGCTTCCTGTTTATCTATCTTGTTATCATCGGCTTTTGCTTCTTCAAATGCTTCTGGTAGATCATTCAAACTTTTAACAATAACTTGTATTACTTGCCATCTAAAACGTACATTGTATTTCATATCATTGTTTTTTGATATAAGTTCTTCCATCTTCATACCTGTGATAAGAATGAAATTAGATACAAGATCCCAGACTTCTTTTCTCGTTACTTTTTTACCGCCATCAGAATCTGAATCCTGTGCAGCTCTTATTTGTATGTATGTATTATATATTTGATCCATCAAGACTTTGGATAGTGTTGCATAAGGTATTTTCATAGGTGTATTCCTTTGAGAATTGTTAGTGTAAATGTAGATCCTTTTCTGTTCTGTACCTGCTTATGACATAGGTTCATAAAATCATTGAATCCTGTCTGTAAAACGACACAGCCAGCCGAATATCTTCCTATTCTTAGAGAAGTGTTTGAGGAGTTTGCACGATGGATTTGAATGCCTGCTGAATCGTGATCTGCTCCTCCATAGTCAATAACCTCATCACGAGTTCCATCTCTCCATACAGGTATATCTTTACAGGGTACAAGGCACTCATAGCCACTTGAACGCATTCCAATCTTAAAAGAAGACCTGTATTGATAATTGTGTTTGAGGATTGCAACACCTGCCGATCTCGATGGATTCAAAAGATAGTGTTGACCTGCATGAGTAGTGCAAGGAAAAACATGCTCTATCCACTTCTGATCCCAATACACTACATGTATTGTATCTTGAAAAGTGTCTGGACGTTCTAACATATTCCTACAAGCGATAATATTAAGATCATATTTGCCCTTAAACCAAGCAAATCCGAGATCTATACATTGATCTATAACTGGAGGATTGTCTATTGAGTATCTAATCATTAAAAAACCTTTTCTATTAGTATAGGTTACCGTTTTGTTTTCTTATTTTTTCTGGAATTTTTGAAGAGTCTATATTGATCTCAAAACCTTTTTTTTGGTAGATCTCTATAGCGGCCTCTTTGACCACATAAATATAATAATATTCTCCATTACTAAGTAGTTTTCTACACCATAGAAATTGTTTCATTGTATTCTCCTTTATGTTGGTACTGTGTTTTTATATGGATGAGTAGCAGGAAGAAGAGCAGTAAGTTTATATTTGTGTGCGATATAACCCTCTACTTTTTCACGTTCTGCATCATGAAGAGGTATTGAAAACACGAGTAACTCAGCAAGATCAAAAGAACCAAACGCATGATTGAATTGTGTAGCTTGATTGCTTCCATAACTAATATCCGGATCTCTTCCTATACGAAAGTTAGGAGTTATAGACATGTCTGTAGTAGTAGGTGGATAATCTGAAGTATTTACCCTCACTCCATTTACATATAATCCATCTTCACCACTGTAACCTCCAACATCAGAAGCGGAATAGATAACGATCTTGAAATTTGAATCAGGCGGAGCGATCTGATTATCTTCGTCAAAAGTATTACTGTTGTTGTCATATCCAATAGAGTTTACATGTGTAGTACCTGAAAACGAATCTAAGAAATGTAATTGGTAAGACCTGCCACAATTAACGAGAGGAGTTTTGTAATAATTTCCACCGCTAAAATCTACATCACCAATCGGATCGGCAAATGCACGAACCAACATTGCAATACATACACCATCTGTTCCTGATAGATTCATTTTTGAATTGAAGTCTGTGGCAAGGAATTCATGATCACCATGTACAAATCTTGCAAAGTTGAATCCTGAAGAAACCCCTCCTGCGGTAACGTCTTTAGATGGCGTCCCCGCTCCTGTGTTATAGTTGTTAGTGTTGCCTGCTTGATTTGAGAATGAAAAAGCATTTTGGCGATCTATCCAAGTGCTGATATCAGAACCCGATGTATTTAAATTCACGTCAGCAGATAACCAGATAAACATTTGTGTATTGTTATATGTTGAGTTTGGTAACCAACCACTATATGATCCGTCGGAATCTTCCGTGTCTTCTGTTCTTTGCATTTTTGGAGAAGGAATTCCTAATGTGACCGTACATTCTTGCGCATCTATTGAGTAATCACAGCCCAAAACCATGCAATATCTTCCTTTGTGAATAGGATCTAATGTATCATACAAGTGTTCTACATAGTTTGATCTAAAAGTTACAATGTCACCCGCTACCAATGTAGCAAACCGCAAAGGCAACCTAACAGACAATCTTTCAGATATGTATAGATCCCAAACTCGTAATCTACGCAGATCTTGCAGTGCTTGAGACTGTCTATTATCAGGATCACCAAGATAATACAGACTAAAATCACGTTCTAACTCAGAAAGAGCAGGAAGAGAATCAACCCTAGATGAATTGTAAACACCACCAGAAAAATATACATTTACAAAGTTGTATTTGATATATGTCGTTCTATAGATGTTGGATATATCAGGAGAAAAGAAGTCATGTGATAATACATCAATGATATCAAAATCAGATATCTCTGCTCTTACATCGGGCGTTTTCCTAGTCTCTATTCCTTCTGGATCTGTACATGCCCTAATAGATATAGAATCCTGTCTATAAACGGGAAAAATGCCGACTGTCAAAAATATGTCAACTATAGATCTTAATCCATTTGATAAAGGAGATTCAACTGCAAATCCTATGTCATAATCTGCACCTGTAGATCTTGTTATCTCTTTGCTTGCTCTTTTCGCATCTGATACATCAAAGATCTGTTTGTCAATCTTACCACCTATAGACCATTCGACCGGATAAGTGTCAAACTCTCCATTGTTACCTGTTCCTGTACTCGTTAGAATACTTGCTAAAATTTGATACGGTTCACCTTGTAGCCATGCACAATATCTTACGGTAGATCCACTAACCAAAGAAACACGAGAAGTATTGTTATAATTTGCGGTAGAGACTGTCGTTAGTGTTGTACTTGTAGACCCCTCCCAAAAAATATAAAATACTTGATTACCACCTCCAGATCCGTCGTTTATACACTTTGCAATTCCTTTTGTACTTGTTGCTCCGTCTTTTTTAAAAAAAGATGCATCTGTTAAATTAATAGTTGTGTCAGTGCCACCAAATACTGACGTAGTTGTTGTTGTTTGTCCTACTTCATAGAATAGAGAAAAATGAGGAGGATCTGTTTCTGAAAAAACTGTTCCTGCTCTGGTATCAAGTGACGTTTGCAAAGCAGATAATAGATCCTTAAATCCCAATGAAAATAGACCTCTTTGACCTGATATCGTATCCAATGAACCTATCGCTAGGTTTCTGAATGATCCTCTATTGATTGAGCATTGAAGAACCGCAATCTGTCCTCTTCTCATCTTTGGCAAAATCGATCTAATATCACCCGATAACTGAAGAGAGAAACCACCAAAAGACACAGACCACCTTTGTGGCATTACTCTTGATCCTGTTATCCTAATAGATCCCCTTGCAATCTGTATATTACCTACATCATCTGACACGATAAACGGCTCTCCTAAAGCATTGAGAACACCAATAAATTCTAATCTATATCTTACATACAGAGAAGATCTATTCAAAGACCCGACAAATTCAAGATCCCAACTCATAAAATCTTGCCTTGTTGTCTTGCTATTTCATTTAAGATCGCAAGACCTTGTAATCTTTCTGTCGAAGCAACACCAGTAATTCTAGACTCAAACGGATTTGATCCGCCTGAAGCACTAGGCACCTCATTAGGTTTGAAATTTGGCGATCGATCAATACCATCAAATCCAGAATGAAAATTAAATAATGTATGTGTATCTAGATATAATCTTACATTAAGAGAAAATAAACGTCCTCCTTCATTTGTTATAATGTTCTGTCCTATTTCTGACGCCGATCTTCTGAGTGTTGGATAGAACCTATAATATCTTGCAAATGCTCTCTCCGGATATGTGTAAACCATTACAGGCCGCAATGTTATATTACCTCCTGTAGATGATGAAAAAGAGCCATCAACAATAACAGCCTTTGTTTTTTCTATGATTGATGTCGGAGAATCTGTTTGTATTGTTATATAATCTCCCACTGTTGGAATGTTTGCCCCTGTAACATCCTTAAAAGGATTTGAGCCAAATAATTGCACCGTTGAACCTTGCTCTACTGTATTGAGTAAAGGATGTATATATGCCTTGTCAGCATCAGCACAAAAAGAAACATAACCGCCTCTATCAAGATGATTCTGCATAGATTCAAGTTGTATAGCGAGATCTTCGCCTAGTATCATTCGATCGCGTTGAATCGTTACAAACTCCCTTTGCAATCCGTGAGATAAATATCTTCTTCCACCTCTAGAAATAGATTCTGCTACATCATATTGATACTCTGAAAACAACTCTCCAAGTTTTTCACCTAGATCGATAGTTACAAGTTTCCTAGCATCAGGCTCCGGAAAATAATAAAACTTTGCATTACCCATCATCTACCTCCAAATAAGGGAGAGGTTGAAGATCCAAATGTTTGAAACCTTCTCTCAATCTGTCTAACCAATTCATCAACAGCATTACTCTCAACTACTGAAGCATTGATCGTTATATTTATGCCACCTTGACCCATGCCCATAGTCCTCTGTACTGCTTGAGGCATTTGACCAGTTTCGGGTACGACGAACTCCCCACGATGCAACATCGCTAATCCTTCGTCTGCTCCGGTAAACTTAATACCACCTCTAGCAGAAGGAATAAATGGACCACCGCCCCTTTTAGATGCAATTCCAAATAAAACATTTAATCGTCTGTTGAACTCTGCAACCCCTTCAAGAATTCTAGATTTTCTGGCTTCTTTTCTCTCCTGCCTTCCTTCTCTCGTAAAAAGAGACTTAAAAACATTCAACGCGTTATTAAATTGCTCTGCGAATCCTTTCAGTAGTCCAAAGATCAAACGATCTACAAATTCAACAAGGATCGGAGGTAGTACATTAAAGAGTATTCTAGGAAGAGCCTGAAGACCTAGTTCAATCGCCTTTGCTGTTGCTCTAATATCTTCCTCAACACTCTTTTCTATCTCTGCAACAGTAGATCCTCTTTGTCCTAGACCCTCAGCAATTTTAATAACTGCTAGAACACCTGTAACTGCTAAAGATGCTCCTGTTGCTAGTCCTTTACTCAATGCTCCTGATATTCTAGATACAGACTGTCCTAGGCCCTTCACAGCGATAGAAAAGATCTCTGCTACACCTAACTTCATTTTATTCAAAAACTCTTCAAATCTTGTAAATTTAGTTGCTTCTATCGTTATTTCTCCGAATGATTGACCATCTAGCATGCCTGCTTCAGCATCTAGGGTCACTGTATCTAATAACTTTTTTCTTAGCGTATTTGCAAATAGGTCAATCCTAGATCCATCAAATGATTTGTTTATAATCTTATCAATAGCATCAAAACCAATAGCGAAATCAGATACAAATTTAGCGATATTAAAAGATACAAATTTGCGAAAAAGATCACTTATAACATCATTTAAATCTCTAATGTGTTCTGTTGTTTTCTTAGATTCTTTTCCTACTTTTCCGATCTGTTCTCCTGCATTTGAAGAAGCACCTGCTAGACCATTCATAGATCCACTAAATCCATTTACCAACTCATTAAATTTTTTTGCTTCTGCAAGTGCATTGTCAAAAGCAAGTGATAATCTATTTGTTGGATCTATTGTTTTCTCAAGTGCTTGACCAATTAAGGCAC